GCATTAGAGGGACTCTTACCGTTGCCTGCTTTGGCTTTGAAGAGTTGTTCAGAGAACGTATACTTCATTGTGTAAGGGATACCTACCCAGACATCTGTATCGGATGACACAGGGTTGCTGAGTGTGACTGTAGCGCCGCTATTGGTGCAGTTAAGGGCTAACCCGTCAGTCGTATAGACCTGTACTGAGTTGTCCTCTGGGGTGTACGGCAGGGTGATTGTAGAGGAGCCAATGTCTACTGTGGTAGACACTCGACTGTCTAAGTGTGTAACATAACCAGCATTATCCTTTAAGCCAGACTCTAAGGGCATCTCAACTAGGTTGGTCTCTCCGTTGTTGGTGATGACTGCGTATAGGGTAGAGTCAATAAACTCGATACCTCGTATCTCACCTGTGAAGGTAAACTTAGACCAAGCACTCAGGACTTTCTGGTTGTTGTTCCAGAAGTAATTGTAGATGTATAAAGAGTCTTTCTTGTTAGCACTGAGGAGAGCTATAACGTCCTCCGATGTAGTCCCTGCCATTGCGATGATGTTACTAGGAATATAAGCGGGAACATGCTCAGTTACTTCTACAGCGTCATAGGTCTCTGTATTTCCGCTAAGAGCTAACTCACGGAGTCCTGTGTAGGAGCCACGAGTAAACGGGAAGTAGACATAGGAACCTAGTGGTGTAGGAGCTACCGAGTCATCCAAACTGAAGTTAGTTGTAGGAGACACTGAGACAGTCTTAGGTGTGAACAAGTCACCACCTTTCATCACGAACTGCACGTTGTCAGCAAACAACATTAAGTTCTCTTGGAAGATAGTAGCAGACTTCAGATTGGTGACTTTGGTACTACTTACGGTAATGTCGATTGGAGCGGAGTCGAGTAGGGAAGATACCGTGGTTCTGTAGAAGTTGAAGAACTCCCCAGCTTCGGAGAACACTACGCTGTCGTCGGTGATGAATCCTAAGCGATTTTTGAAGAATACAACGTCGTTAATTGTTTTACCAACAAACGATGGATTTGGGTTCGTCTCTTCATCTCCTGCTGCACGCTTTGTATAGTCTAAAGCTACAACCTCAAGCGTATTAAGGTTAGTGCTTCGGATAGTCATTGGCATGGAGTTTACGTTAAAGCCATCAGAGATATTTGGAGCTACCGTTTCCTCCCAAGCTCCTTCCCCAAAGTCTGAGCCACTATTAGTTGTAAACTTTACCCAATAGTTATCTTGGTTTAAATCAGCATCCCCCACGACTTCTACTACGAAGTTATTTGGAGCTTTTGTTGGCAGGTCTGAGAGGGCATCTATACGTTTATATACTGCTTTAATCCCTGCACCACCTAATCCGTCTGCTGTTTCTAAGGTGAAATCACCGCTTGCTCCAATGTGCTGGATGATAATGGTATTTCCTTCTTTGCTAGTTATCATTGACGAGCCATTAAAAGGTGGGTTAGTGGAAATAGGGACAGTGCTGAAAGAACTTGCAGCGTACGTGGCGTTAAACAACGAAGTAGCAATATTTGTTGTGTCAGCATCTGCTGCTACGGTATTTCTGGACCCTGTTGTGAGGAAAACGTAGTCCGTTCCAGTAACAAGATCCCCTTGAACGGTTGCTGTGATTGAGGCACTGTAGTTATCAGCAAAACTACCTCCAGTAGCCTGAGCATCATGTTGACCAAACGAACCCGCAGTAACCACCGTAGCTGAACTTACTTGACCGTTGGAAAAGGTAACATCTATCTGAGGATTAACATTGATATCCGACCAAGTAGTTCCATTAGATGTTTGCCCTAGAGTACCCCAATTGAAATCTAAGTTTAACGTCGTAGGAGAGTTTGCGGGATAACCGCTCCCAGCATTTAGTATCGTAACCCCAGAGATGCGGAATCTTTCCCAGACAGTATGAGAATAATAGCTTTCTACGTTTACTTGAAAAGTAGCAGTAGAGCTTGAGGTTGTTCCACTGATGTTTCCCCCAACAGTAACCTCATACTTCTTCTCATAGTCTCCTTGGGCGATGTAAACAAAGCCCTTCTTTTCGAGGGCTGGTGTCTTAGTTTGTGATAGAGAGACGCTGACTTCTTTATTTACGATGAATGTATTGTCAGCCACCGTAAGAGCTTTTAGACTCTCTCTAGGAGTGCTTGTTTGAAGATAGGTTGGAGGAGTAAGAGGAGACGTACTTCCATTCATTAAACACTTAACGCCCGTCACAATGTTCCAAGCTTCTATCCCCGAACCAGTGTGGATAACTACATACTTCTCGTTGTCATCACGATTGATAAAATGAACGAAGCTATCTGCATCAATAGCCGTCTCTAACAACCTAGCAACATGCCGAGTGTTAGGGCGCTTCTTCAGTCCCTCCGCAACAGAGCTAAGAGCGTTTTCCTGCTCCTCACATTGTCCATCAAAACGAGTGGCATCGGGTTGTTGAGAGACACCTTGGATAAGGTTAGGAACACTGGTGTTAATTAAAGGCATTATGTAAGGTCGTAGTTACGGTTGATACCAATTCTGGAGGCGGCGTCATAGTTGTCAAATACTGAGTAATTAGCATCATCAAACTCACGGTCTTTAAAGTAAGCCCGTAGCTCTGCTTCCATCTTAGGAAGACGCTGGATGTCTACACCGCTTTGTGGGTATAACTCGGTCAATAGGATAGCCACACGAACACTGAGATACTCACGGTATTTCTGTGGGGTGTAAGATAAAGTACGCTTGTAAATTACCTTAGCTTTGATAGATGATGTCCAATTATCAGCGGATTTTTTATTAAGGTCGTAGAGGTATCCTCCGAATTCCATTCGCGTATCATAATCATAAGCTTCCACGGAAAGCATGGTGTTATTAATAATTATTTGACCGCTTCCATTTGGAGTGAGTTCTACGTCCTCTTCGGTATTAAACCACCAACCACGCCCTTGTAGCTCTGTGTCGGTGTCACGCAGTAGGCGAACACACTCAGAGGCTAAGGAGTTGTCGTTAAGAGCTGTCACAGGAGGCTCACCTATAAAGCGCATCACCTTGTTGACTTCAGAAAGCTCTGTGGCGTCTGTGCCTGTCTCCGTAGCTGTCGCTAGGCGTAACTTAGCAGCATCCTTCAGCATCTCTACCTTCTTGTAGGCAGGCGTCTGTTGGAACGTGGACTCTTGAATACCCATGATACGCATTTCAGCGGCGTAGTCTCTGTATGTATCCTGAGTACCAGCAACTACACCGTCATAGAATGCTTTCTCTGGAGCCATGCTGACGTCATTTTCTAACTCTAGTTTTCTAGTATTTTGGAGTTCTGTGAGAGGCTGCTGAGAACGAAGCATCGACTCAGTGAGAGACTGGGTCTTCTGAGCATCTGTCAGTTCTTCTTGAGCTTCAACTAGGGAGGCTTCGTTAGTCCTCTTAGCTGTCTCTTGAACCTCGGTAAGCTTCTGTTGGTCTACTAGTTCCTCTTGAGCCTCAACAAGGTCTGTATCAGCTTTAGTCTTAGCTGTGTTAGCTAGTTCACCACCGAGACGTAGAGTTCCTATCTTCTCCTCTACGTTCCCTTGAAGGAACATAAACTCGTCCATTCCGAGGCCTCTGAGTTCCGCTGGGAACGAGTTGAAGTCTAGGACACCGTTTGAGTTACGGACTTGGGCTTGTTGAAGGATGGCTAGACTTACTAGCTCTTCATTATAACTAAATTTTTGTAGTTATTCTGAGCCAATTAAGCGTGTTTGTGCAATGCGAGAAG